TAGTGCTGCATTGACCTTCAATGTTGACACAGAGATTCAGCAAGTTACTGCTGATGGTGTCGCTAGAGGAACCGTTGTTTCTGCAACTATTGACTCTAATGATACTAATAGACTATTCGTTAAACTTTATCAGTCTCCAAAAGAGCACCTATCGAATGGTTATCTAATTCCATTCGTCAGTGCAACTACTGCTGGTGCTGGTGATGTTACTAACCCTGTTGCTCTTGGTGGTAGTGGTATTGGTGCTGCTGCTGGTACTGCGGTAGTAGAAGATCTCACTGGAGATTATGCAATCGACGAGCAAGGTCCTGGTGCTGACGGTCTAGATGACGTTGGTATCGCATTTACTAATGGTCTTTCTGCTCCTGAAATCACTAGAGGATCTGGTGAAATCATTTACTATGAGAACAGAAGACTTATCACCCGTGCTTCTGACCAAATTGAAGATATCAAACTCGTTATTGAGTTCTGATTCTCTATTTTTATATTAAATAACCTCGCCCTCTTCCCTATAAATAAGGGGAGAGGGTATTTTTTTAGAGTCATTTACAATGCCACAAAAGACAAATCTTAATATATCGCCTTATTTTGATGATTACAGTGACGACAAGAATTTTTACAGGGTATTGTTTAGACCTGGAAAGTCTATACAATCTAGAGAGCTAACAACTTTACAATCAATCTTACAGAATCAGATTGAAAGTTTTGGGCGATATAGGTTTAAGCAAGGCGAACTTGTGGTGCCTGGTGAGATCAATGTAAACAATAGATTACATTATGTAAAACTATCTTCAGTTTCTGAAGTTGCTGTAAACGAAGATGGTGGTATTGTATATAAAAAATATGATATTGACTCTTTAGTTGGACAAACAATTCGTGGTATCAGTTCTGGAGTTTCTGCTTCTGTTGTGGCGGTGGAAAAAGAAACTGCAACTGATGCAGATACCCTATTTGTAAATTACATCACTAGTGGCGACTCTACCACAGAAGAAACTTTTAGACAAGGAGAAACTCTAGAAGTTGTAGGTGGCATTAATACTCCTCTATTAGTTGTAGGAACAGACGGTAGCACAGCACCTACAATTATTGTATCTGAAGATCCTGATACTGGTATTACTACATCAAAGTCATCTCCTGCGATGGGATTTGGTTCTGGTCTTAAGGTAGAAGAAGGTATTTACTTTGTCAATGGTTTCTTTGTAAGAAATGATGAAGAGTTAGTTATTCTTGACAAATATAACGATAAACCATCTGTTAAGGCAGGTTATCGTGCGATCGAAAGTATTGTTTCGCCAGAAGTAGATCCTTCCCTATATGATAATGCAAGAGGATTTACTAATGCTTCTGCTCCCGGTGCTAATAGATTAAAAATTGAACTATCACTAGAAGTTTATGAGTATAATGCTTCTACTGATAAGGATTTTATTCAACTAGTTCAACTAAAGAATGGTGTTATCGAGAAGCAGGTAAAACCAGCAGATTATACTCTTCTTGAGGAGACACTTGCAAGAAGAACATATGATGAATCTGGTGACTATGTTGTCAACAATTTTAAGGTAGATGTAAGAGAATATCTACAAAAAGATGGCAACAATGGTATCTATAAACTTGGCGAAGATGGAACTGTAAATGGTATTACAGAACTAGATGCATCATCCAAGATGGTGTTAAGTGTTGGTGCTGGTAAAGCATATGTTAGAGGATTTGAAATTGTCAATAAAGAAACAAAGTATCTAGAAATTGATAAATCTAGAGATACTTTGGTTACTAAAAATTCCAAAACAAAGGCAACTGGATTACCAACATATAAAGTATCTAACGTATACGGTTCAGTTCCTCTAAATGTTGTTGCTGGCGAAGTAGTTTCGTATCCAGATGTATTCTTAAATTCTGTATTTAATGATGGATCTATTGGATTAAACTCTTTAAATGATGATGAATACAAATTTACGGTAGATCGTAGATCACAAAATTTTCCTCTAGATTATGGTCTTAAAACTATCTACGTTCAACTTTCTGGAGAATTTCCCGCAACTAAATCCCAATATCCAACAGAGATTTGGTATATTAAACAGAGATCTGGACAATTGACATCAGAAGCAGGTAAGTTTGATGTTGTAGCATCTTCTATTGTTAATAGAAAAAATGTTGTAGATAGTCCAGATATTTTCTTTTTAGAGTTAACTCTTTCTGGAAATAAAGATCTACTCAATGATAAAATGATTGAGTATGATAATGCAGCGCCCGGAAATCTAACCTATCTATTTGACACTCAACAGAAGGCTCTTGATTTTGGAGAAGCAGATCCAGAGTCAGCAGAATTTACTGATGCCTATTATGGTATTTTAAAAGATTATAACCCAATTCTTCATCCTACAATTGGTATTTGTAAACCAAAAAATGTAAATCTTTCTGATAGACCCAATGGATTTAATCAGGATACAGACATTGTAATTTCAAAAGGTAGAGATGGTCAGACAAATCCTTACAATGCTATCTTTAATTTTTCATACTTTAGTCCACTATTTTTCACTAAAATTATTTTAGAGCAAGCACCTGTTTTAGGTTTTACTGCAGGTAAATATGTTGTTGGTAAAACAAGTGGTGCATATGGAGTCATTGAGAATGATAACGAAGAAAGTTTCTCTTCTGGTAGAGACTTGTTTGTTACTACTCTCTTTGGAGAATTTCTCCCAGGAGAAACAATTGCAGATGAAGATAACAATACATTAAAAATTGCACTTGAGAATACCGTTGGTAATTTTATTGTAACTTCTCAAGGTAGTGGATTTGGTGCAGGTGCTAAACTAACATTAAATGGTAAAGAAGTAGACAATGCAAAGGTTAGACCACTTGTAGATGGTGGTATCTATGGCATCACTATTGTAGATGCATCTGCATTAAGAGATACTTTCACTGCTCCTCCAGAAGTTAGTGTTACAGAAGGTGGTGTATTTAATACCAGTGCTAAAATTATTCCTATCCTTAACAAGAACGTTGTTACTACTTACAATCCACGTAATGTAAAATCATTATATTCGTTGTATGGAAATGCATACAAATACACTGCTGACGTTGATTTTACAAGGGCAGATTATACTTCTTATGATCAGGTAACTTCATTCTCATTCTCCGGTAAGAAGGGCAATAACTTCTTGGAGTGTGGTGGATTTGGTATCAACCTAAACACCATTGTAAGGCAGGGTGATTTAGTTCAGTATACTGGAGCAAATGGCAAAGTATATAAGAATTTTGTTCAGTATACTTCCGATGCACAAGGAACAGTAAAATCAAGAATTTACTTTGATTACGTTCTTGCAGAAGATCTTACAAATGTCAGTGTTGTGCGTGTAAGACCTATCATTACAAATCAAAATGCTTCTCTAATTATTCCATCCGGTAGCAAGCAGATTAGATCTTTAGTTGGAAATGATCCTGCAAATAGTGATATTATTTACTACGCAAGAAAAGATTTTGTAACCCAGGCAACAACCACCGGAAATATTATTTCGTTTACTGCTCAACTTCCAACAGGAACTCAAAGATTTGTTACTTATAGCGAAGAGAATTATATCTTTACTATCCTAGATGCAGGATCTTCTAGCGTCGTATCTACAGGTGATATTGTATATGTTCCTTCTAGATATATAACTATTGATAATCCACAAATTACATCAAATCAAATCGTAACTGGTACATTTACAATTAATTTACCAGATGATTATTTTGGCAATATTACAGATAGTAATTATCCAAAGATTAAATTATCAGCGACTGTTGAAATTGAAAAGGGCAGACCTAGAATTAAGACTTCTGTAAAGGGTCAAAGAATTTCTGTAACATCTTCTGGTGATAGAATTATTCCATTTAGAGGAGCAGACTATGACTCATCAGATACAACTGTTCTTTCTTATTCCGATGCGTATAAGTTGAATTATGTATACGAAGGAACTGCTTCTAACCCTCCTCAAGTAGATGCTGCTGGTAGATTAGTTAGTGGAACAGATGTAACTTACAAATATACATTTGATGATGGTCAAAGAGATACAGTATATGAAACATCACGTATCATATTAAAACCTGGATTTGATGCTCCAGTAGGGCAATTAGTAATTTCTTTTGATTACTTTGAGCATTCTGGTGGTGATTTCTGTACTGCTGATTCATATCTACATGAAGCAGGTGTTCTTCCCACAGAGATTCCTCTATTCAACTCTAACGTATATGGAGTTGTTTCATTGAGAGATGTTATCGACTTCAGACCAAAGTCTGATGTAGATACTACTATTACTGGTTTCCAAGATGAGTCTATTTTCCAGAACCCAGATGGTAAGTCCTATCTAAATCTTGCTGGCGACGGTGGTGTTCCTGCACTAACTCCTGCTTCTGATTCCAATATTGAATATACAATTAACTACACCAAGGAAGAATATCTTGGAAGAATTGATGGTCTCTTCTTGAACAAGAAAGGTGATTTTATCGTCAAGAGTGGCAATGCTGCCCTAAACCCATCAAAACCAGATGCAGTTTCTGATTCAATTTCTCTTGCATATGTTAACATTCCAGCATTTACAGACACAAGTCGTAATGTAAGAATTACCCCTGTGGATAATCGTAGATTTACCATGAGAGATATTGGTAAACTACAGAAGAGAATTGAACGTTTAGAGTACTACACAGCATTGAGTATTCTAGAGCAACAGACCTTAAACATGCAAATTAAGGATGAATTAGGTCTCGACAGATTCAAGAGTGGTTTCTTTGTAGATAACTTTGAAGGTCATGGTTTAGGTAACATCAGTTCTGATGATTATGTTTGTGCTATCGATACACAGCAATCAACATTAAGACCACAAAATAAAGAAGATTCTGTTGGATTAAAAGAGCGTTCTCCTAATCCAGATGAGCGAAGATTGAATGGTTATGCATATAACAACGGTATCGTAACTCTTCCTTTTGAATCATTGAATTTACTTGGTAACACATTTGCAACAAAAACTATCAATCCAAACCCATTTGTAGTATTACAATATGTTGGTGACGTTGCAATTTCTCCATCAATTGATACCTGGTATGATACTACCGTTGCTCCTCTTTCTCTTGATAGAAATGTAAGTCATTATGATATCTTCAGTGCAAAAGGAGATAAAGAAGGATATTCCTCACTTTATAACTCTACTGTTATTAACTGGGTTGGTTCTACATCTGATCTTCTTACAATCAATTCATTTGGTTCAGTTGAATCTGATAATGTAAATGCATCTACATTATCAGCAACGGTTGCGAGTTCTTCTAACGTAAGTCCTCAAAACAACGAGATTGGTAAAGGTCTATATTCAAATAGTATTGATGGAAGATCTATTTCTTCTTCTATTGAATATTTTGCAAGAACAGTTGCGGTTAAATTTGTTCTTACAAGAATGAAACCAAACACTACTCTTAATGCATTTATTGAAGGTAGAAATATCAATAGATGGGTTATTCCTGATAACAGATTTACCGGCATTGCAGGTAATTCATTATCAGCATTTAACAATGCTTTAGTTACTGATGAAAACGGAAGTTTAAGTGGTATCTTCTTGGTTCCTGCTGGATTTGCTCCAGAGGACAGATCTTCATGGAGAGGAGATTTAGACAGTGTAACTTATGACACTGCTTCGGAAGAGATTAGAATTTCTGTTGGTGAGAAGACAATTGTATTCTCTTCTTCATCTAACTATGATGACAAACTTTCTGCTGATTCTTACGCAGAAATTAAGTTCTATGCTTCTGGAATTAAACCAGCAAATCCAAGTTCTATTGTTTCAACAGCAATTTCAGAATTTAAAGCAAATGAAGGTGTTCAGTTAATTGATAGTAATACAGATCAAACTAGCAAACCAAATCCTCTAGCGCAAACTTTTAAAGTAGAAAACTTTAGTGGTGGTTTATTCTCTACTGGTGTTGATCTATATTTCTCACAAAAGGATAGTGAAATTCCATTAAGAGTATATTTAACTGATGTTAACACTGGTAAACCAGGTAAGAATATTGTTCCTGGTTCTAAAGTTGTTCTTTATCCAAAGACATTCCTTAAAGTGTTCTTAACGGGCGATAGTGACTCGGTAATCATTAACAAAGAAGAATTGGTTACTGGTTTGAAATCAAATGCTTCTGGACCTATTGC